ATGTTTTCGTCAGATCGCCGCTTAGGTCCTGTTTATCAATGGACTATACTCACCCTGCTGGGGCTGGTTTATTTCCTCACCACTGCCACCACCTTTACCTCATTAGGCGTGGTCTTACCCGGCATGCTCAGAGAGCTGAACTGGAGCTGGACATGTAGCGCGGCGCGAAATTCTGCACTATCAGGCGCGAAATTCTGCACTGCGAGGAATGGTGAAATCAGCGCATTTTGCACAGTGCAAAATTGATTCAATATTCCTCGCTATCTAATGTTAATTAACTCTCGCTGCGTCGCCCAATAGGAAAATACCGGTAAATTGTCGATACCCCCACACCATAAATAATCGCCATCTGCTGCCGTGAATGCCCTTTATCCAGCAGACGGCCGATTTGCTCCCGGTCATTCTGTGTCAGTGCTGCGGGTCTTCCGCCAATTCTTCCCTGCGCTCTCGCTGCGGCCAAGCCTGCCAGTGTACGCTCTACTATCAGCTCACGTTCCATTTCTGCCAGCGCTGACATGACGTGAAAGAAAAAGCGCCCCATAGCGGTGCTGGTGTCGATACTGTCCGTCAGTGACCGGAAATGTGCGCCGCGTTCGTGCAGATCAGATATCAGCGCTATCAGGTTTTTGACACTGCGCCCGAGCCTGTCCAGTTTCCACACTGCGAGTGTATCGCCCGGCTGAATGGCCTTTAATGCCCGTTTCAGTCCCGGCCTGACGGCGGATTTACCGCTCATTTTGTCCTCAAAAATATGGTCGCAATTTATGCTGATGAGCGCGTTTCGCTGTAAATCACTGTTTTGGTCAGTTGTTGATACGCGGATATAGCCGATGACTGCCATTGTTTTCCCTCATGTTTGCTGTAATGACGGGATTATTACGGATTTATCTGGTTATGACTGCATTCCCGGAAACCTTGGTTTGGGAGAAGCGGCAAAAAGTGGTGTGGTTCAGGGGACTGGTTCGTCAACAAAAGATGTCATGAGCCAGAAAAGTGTGACTGATGCGCTTAATGAAAAGCAGCCTGCCGGTAATTATTATCGCTTCAGTGAAATTAATGAAATGCCCGGCAGAGGATTTAACGGGGTCTTTTCCGGCGGTATAGGTGTGAAATATATCAAAGGAATTTCTGTTTCATCCGGGGGGCAAGCTGATACCGGCCAGATTTTTGTTGATTTCAATGCCGTTGTGACAGCGCGTTATTTAAACAGCAACGGCAGCATACGTGAAAACCGTATTGTGGGGATTCCAATCGGGGCAACTATCGAATGGCAGTCAACAGCGACTATCCCTGAAAACTTTTTAGCAAATGACGGACGATCTTTCAGCGCTTCTGATTACCCTGAACTCGCCAAAATATTCCCGGGGCTGAAACTCCCTGATGACAGGGGATTATTTAAGCGGGGTTTGGACAGCGGTAAAAACATTGACCCCGGGCGAGTGCTGGGCAGTGTCCAGAGCGATGCTATGCAGAACCTGACTGGCCGCTTTGGCAATCCGACTATTGAGGGCGGGGATTTTTCTGAGGGGGTATTCAGGCACTCAGTCAACATTGGCGGACGCGCAGCCGGAGCAAACGGAAACTCTATTGCATACTCCTTTGATGCCTCCCGTCAGGTAAGAACAGCAAATGAATTCAGACCGGTAAACAAAGCGGTCATTTATATTACGAGGGTTATTTAAGATGGCAGATTACAGCACTGAAATTCAGTATGCGGTATTTGATGAAAACGGGCTGGCTACGATGCCGGGATGGGCAAAAATCTACAGGGCACACCCGCTTACACGGGAATATACAGGCACTGCTATGGACTACGTTCCGTTTGGTTTTTCCGTAGTCGGTGATGCTTACACAGACGAACCGGAATTGCCCGCGCCGGGATTTGCCATTGTCCGCAGTGAGGATGGTAAACACTGGCTGCATGTGGAAGACCATCGCGGTAAAACCGGTTATGACAAAACCACAAAAGAAAAAGTCCTGATAAACACAGTCGGTGCGCTGCCGGATAACCTGACATTACTTGAGCTGCAAACACCTTTTGATAAGTGGGACGGGGAAAAGTGGGTGACAGATAAAGCAGAACAGCACGCGCATGAGGTCGCTGTTGCCGAAAGTCAGAAACAGTCGCTGTTGGCAGAAGCCGAACAGGAAATTGCCATGCTGGAGCGTAAAATACGCCTCAACATGGCAACTGACACAGACCGGGCAAAACTGACAGAATGGGAAATTTACAGTGTGAAAGTCACTGATACCGACACATCCGCCGGTGCCGGTACTGAATGGCCTATACCTCCGGCTTCACCGGCCAGATAATATCAGGGGCGGTGGATACGTCCACTGCCTCCAGTTCGTCCAGATAATCCAGCCAGGCGTTTAACCGCGCCTTTTCATTATCACTGATACGGCCAAGTGCCAGTTTTGTTTGCAGTAACTGAGTTTCAGCCTGAACCTCTGTAATCAGCGCCTGCTTATCGTATTCAGCTTTTGCGATCAGTTGTTCTTTCGTTGGTCGCGGATTTGTGATGTTATCAGCTTCCTCTTTGGTGATTTCAGTCACTTTTTCTTTTATCCACTCTTTTGCAGAGTCGTTATCTTCAAGTGCATAAACTTCATTATTTTTCGTTTTGTAATATTTCATAGCGAGTACTCCAGCCAGAAATTAATAACAGTCCATTCTGTCGGCTGTCCCCATCCTCCGTTGATGCTATATCTTGCGCCGGGCGGAATCACAGCAGTTAAACAAATAACCTCATCAGCAGTTGTCCAGCGATAATCAGCACGATGCTGTACTCCGTTATGAATTACCTGAATATCAATACTGAAAGGATACTGAGTACCTGTTCTGTTCGTTTCGACATGAACAATCCGGGGCTTGCTGTCGGTGTTGGTGTACCAGACTTTATTTTGACGGCTGGTCGTCAGGTTTCTGTAGGTCTGACCAACACCGAAAAGTTGCTCAGTAGTCGCAATGTCTTTACCGTCAACTTTGAAACCATCGGGGCCAATAATTAATTTTTTACCAGCGACTCTGTTTTCAAGCACTAATTCGTTACTGTTTATAATTCCCCACCAGGCAACCAGTTTTCCAAGCAGATACAGTTCATGATAAATTGATGTTCCGGCTGTTGCTCCTGTAGTTAATCCCCGACCTCCAACATATTCGATATTTAACGGCCCTTTCAGCGTCCCGCCAGTCAGTGCAAGGTAAAGTTCTCTCAAACCAAGGTTTTCGATAAACTTCGGTTTATCTGGGATGTCTGCGCCGTTCTGGTCTTTGGCGAGTTTGCTGTTAGCATCAGCAATACTGGCTTTTTTACCGAGTTCTGTTGCCACCAGATGCAGTGACGGAACTTTTGTTGTGTCGTTACCAAGTTGCTGAGCTATATCTGCTTTATCAATCTTTTTACTCAGCCCCAGCGTTAAATCACCACTGGTTGCATAACCACCACTGCCGATAATCTGGCTGATAGCCTCTGCCAGCTGATTCTGTTTTTGTGGATTCGGTTGTATCGCTGCTTTAGTCAGTACGGCAATAATTTCAGCCTGAATGTCGCGGGTTGCACCCTGAACATCATTAAGCCATGCAGCGGTGACAATAGTGCCGAGTTGACCGGTAGTCGGATCACCGTCATGAAAAGCATGGTCAGTTGTATCGATAGGCGGCATTAAATTCTGCATATCACGATTCCTGATAAGTAAAATAACAATAGGTGTGTGCGGGTTTTAAGTCCTGGAACAGGCTTTCAAGAACGGAATCCGCATAGACAGTCAGCCGGTCACCGGCAGCGGAAACACCGGCACGAAAACGGTACGGCTGCACTTTTGAGCCATAAACATTAACGACCCACAGCCATAAAGCATCTTTGTGCATTAGCCGGTCACCGGCACGGTTTACACCGGCCTGAAAAGGCTGTGGCTCTTCTATGGTGATTCTGTACCCCATACGCTCAGCCAGATGAATGAAGTAAGGAACGGAGAGTCCGCCGGTTTCTGACAGCTTAAACAGCACCATTTCAAGGCGCTGCTGATACGTCTGACTGTAATCAGTTGTCAGTCCCAGAACCCGTTCCCAGTCAGCCAGTAACGCATCCGAAAAAAACGGAGTGACCCCGTTCCGTACCCGTTCAGCCTGTTTTTGTGCCTTTGTCAGCTGGTCAGCCTCAGCCTGCAGTTCTGCATCCAGTACGGGTGCATCCGTACCGTAACTGACCGGCGGCAATAACAGCTTCAGCAGGGATTTCATGCCATCATCCTCACGGTGACAGTACCGGGCTGCAGCCATTCCAGATGATCGGCATCAACCAGTGCGGGGACATTACCCGCAGGTTGTATAAACAAACGGTCACGGATGCCCGGAATCAGGGATACAGCGGTTTCTGCATCACTGCGGGTAAAACTTTCGCCGGGGGCAAGTCTGGACATTACCGCCTGAATTTCTGCTTTCACCTGTCTGACGGCATCATCCTGCGAAATACCGGTAATACGGATCTCAATATCAAAATCGATACGACGCTGCTCAGGAGCCAGTACCAGTGAGTTTTTGGCCGTGACCGGACGCACATCATCGATATGCGCCTGTGCGGCATCGATAATCTCCTGAGAAGGCAGACCATCAGCCGATGTGATCGCCACATCAACCGTACCCAGACCACGGCGCAACGGATAAACAAAGGCATTGGTCACACCCGGCACCTCAAGCGCCCAGCGGCGGTAATCATATTTATTACCGCCTGCAGGGGGACGCCGGATCAAATCCAGAAGGCGGGCCAGTAATGCCGCGTCAGTTTCCCTGTCTGTGCCACCGTTCAGCGGCTGAATAAGTACACGGCTGTTAACCCCCATAGGAGCACTGACCAGCTCAGCCGGGGTAATGACACTGATATTTGAAACAGTGCCGGGCGTTGTGGCACTGACCGGTGCTGAAGCCTTGCCGTCCTCATCAATCACCACCTCCTGTGTGGTGATGACACTGAGGGTTTCCCCCTGATTTCCTGTCCGGACGGCAGAACCGCGTACGGTGTGCCGGTAAAGTCTGCAGTGCCGGATGCTGTGGTTGCCGGTTTGCGGATGAGATTGCGGGTTCTGGCGTGCAGCTCAAGAAAATCGCTGTCAGCGGTGTCCGGGAAAATTTGACGGACAATCCATGACTGATGCTGATAAATTCCTGTTGCAACGCTGGCAACAGAGGACGCACGGATAAAAAAATCACTGTCAGACCCGGTATCTGCATCCGGAAGCTGGTTTTTGATATCCCGCAGAATCTCACTGCGGATTTGTTCAAAGCCGGGTGTGATGAACATTATGCAATCCTTACCTGGTGTTTAAAGGTACGGACATTGTTTCCGGCATCCGTGACGGTGATCCACAACAGAGCGTGATGCCGTCCGTCACTGTGTACACTGACCTCAACGGACTCAGCGCGGCCGTCATCTGTCAGTGGCTTCAGTGCCTGCTCAGCATACTGGCGGGCAAGGCGGTAAACACGGGACACATCTTTTTCCCGCGTCAGTTCGTGCAGACGGGAGCCGAGGGTTTTATCCGCCCAGTAACTGCCGAGCGGCGTCGTCAGGCGCAGATAAACCGCATTAGCGAGAGAATCAGTCCGGGTGTTGGTGTAGTCACCTGTCAGGGGATTTAAGAGTCTGTCCATGCTGTCATTCTGACAACACGGACAAAAGAAAGGAGTTGGCGGGGTTCAGCACTTAGCCGGATTAACCGACAGGTTTACCGGTATTGCCGCCGTTGTTGCCGTTGGTATGTTCATGGCCGGTCAGTGAAATATTACCGGCTTTCACATCGCCGTCAGTGGTATAACTGCCGGATGTCTGGCTGATATTACCCTCAAAGTCCGCACCGGTGCCACCCTTAATTGACATACCGCCGTTACCGGTAATTTGTTCCATTGCCGTAAGGCGCTGACTGGTGGTGACTTCCGGGGTGTTAAAGTCCGCTTTACTTTCCGCATTCACTTCAAATTCTTTGCAGTTCACCCGGAAAACATCGCAGTCTGTCTCAATGATTTTGCCGCGTTTCAGAACGATTTTAGCCCCCTCATCAGTGTACAGTGCCACTTCGCCGGATTTCAGCCCAGCAAGGCGGTAGCTGCCGTGTTCGGTTGCCACCACAATACCGTGTGATGTTTTACCACCGACAGGGATCACAACGGCCATTGTACCCGGCGGCGGGTTTGAGGTCAGGCCGTACTGCTGGAATAACTCCTGTCCCTGCAGCGGTTCTTTTGCCAGTCCCTCCGCCTGAATTGTCTGTACTTTACCGCTGCTGTCGATGCTGTTTAAACGCGCCCTGAACGGCATTCTGATGGCGTTTAATGCGCTGTTAATGCGCTGATTAATTCTGTTCCACATACGTTATTTCTCTCAGTCTGCTGTCAGTGCAACCGGCCGGATCTGGTCTTTGCCTTTTTTCTTTTTCCCTTTTTTATTTTTAGCTTTCTGTGTGTAGACATCCGGTATCCAGACTCCATCCTCCTTAAACCGCAGCTGTGTCACCGGCCCGCCCGGACGGCCGCCGGTAAACGTGCGGCCCATCAGAAAGAAAATCCCGTCAATACCGTGCAGCTCACTTTTAATTCTGACCCTCTGCCCCGGCTCCCAGAGTTCGCCTTTGTCCGTACGGTGACCGAATACCTCAGCGGTGATATCCAGCCCTGACAGACGGGCATCAGCCATTGCTTTTTTTGCACGGTACTGAAGCTGAGCCGGATTATCTACATCACCGGCGGTGATAATCTGCGGCCGGTAATACGGAACAGACGGATCACCGATTTTTATCCGCATATTATGGGTGCCTGACTGGCCGTCATCCGCCCCGGTATCCTCATCACTTTCGGTGCTGACACTGAATGTCTGTGCGCTGCGGGAAACATCCACCGGCTTTGTCTGTAACTTTTTATTTTTGGTTGTCGAGGCGTGGCTTTGTGCCAGCAGGGTCAGTTCGGAAAAACAGCCCTGAATATTACGGGTTTCAGACAGCGAAATAAGATTGTTACCGTCACCGCTGCGGGTCAGTATCAGGTCAGCCACCGGGGGCTTATCATAATCAGGCCCGCCGATAATCAGCGTGCCGTCCGGCGCGAACCACGGCCACAGACCACGGCTTCCGGCCGCTTTCATCACGGTATCCCAGGCACGTTCACCGGGTTCGGTCTGAATACGGTCACTGCGGATCATGTTATCAGCCTGAATCCGGACACGGGTAATGCCGAGCGGACGAACAACGCTGCTGATAACCTCACTCAGGTTCAGCTGACGGGCACTGAATACGGGAGCAGCACAGTCGATTAATATACCTCCCTCATCACGGCCGCTGAGGCTGAGGGTAATACCCTTGCGCGACACATCCCGGGTGACAGTATCGATGCGGCCGGACAGCACCACATCATCACCCATTTTGATTTTCACCGGCGCACCACGAACCGCATCAACATTAAATACACCGTCAGTAATACCGAGGGATAACTGCCAGGCATCGGCGGCTTTCAGGAAATCACTGTCTATGCGGTAGGTTTTCCAGTCAGAATAAGCATGACCGCCCACCAACAGGGTGATTTTTTCCAGCCGGTCATCATTTGGCATAGGCATTGATAACATCTCCCGCGCTCAGGTTATTCGGATCACGTATCTGCGGATTCAGCCGGTACAGTTCGGCAGCACGGGAATAATCCCCGTACCAGAAATGTGCCAGTAAGTGCAGATTGGCGGCTGCAGCCACTGTCCGGCGGGTCAGCGGCGGGCGGCGGGTAATCACCAGCACCCCCAAATCCTGCACATCAAGGACGATGCTTTTCAGTTGTGACACCACGTTATGCCACAGCAGCCCCACAGGATGACTGTCCGTACTCAGCTGCTGTGTCCGGTCACCATAATGGTCACGGACTTCATCAATGGCTTTCTGTGTGTATTCCCGCACGGTAGTGACCAGCATTTCGATATCATCCGGCGACAGATTATCAGGCTGGACATCATCGCTCAGCACCTGTGTCACCACGGCAGCCAGCGTACCGGATGCAATAATATAACCGGCGGTGGTCAGATCACGGACATCGTCAGGCTGTGCATTACCCGGCATCGGCACCGGCCCCTCACGCTCCCCCTGAACCAGCTGCACCGGCAGCGAGACCAGTTCATCAGCAACCGCCACGCAGTCACTCCACGCAGACAACAGTGTGGTGGCGCTGACACCGTTCTGCGCAACTGACGGTGCATACGCACCATCGGGAAGGTAACCGTTAGTCTGGACGCGGGGAACCGCAGAAGAGAGCGGTGACGAACCTGAGCGGCCGGATGAGGTATTCACCACATCACCGTATTTAAGGTCGAGTAAATCACCGATGCCGCCGGTACGGATGTCCGTCACGGCCACCATGTCACTGATGAAGGCACGCGGATAAGTCAGATAACTGATACCCTGACTGACGGCAGAACTGATATCACCGCGCATGATGGTAATGGTATTGGTCATGCCGGATAAAGCCGCTTTGCCTTTTTCAAGGTAACGCAGACCTTCGTTAACCGGAGCCATGACCTGTTCAAACAGATCAGCGGCCCGCTCAGTGAGTTCACCGATTTTGTCAAAAATACTGTCACCGAGCTGTTCCGGATGGGACTGAGCGATAACCGTGCCGGTGGTGACTTCAAGGAAAACCAACTCAACTGTGCAGGTGTCGACACCTTCCGCTTCGTGTTTTACCTGATATTCAATGCACTGCACTTTTTCAACAGAACCCCAGACAGGATGAACCAGCTCCCCGTAGCCGGGTTCCTCCAGTGCTGCAACAAAATTATCCAGATGAGTCCGGTAATCATCCCCCCAGAAAAGCGCATTAAAACGGAAATTACGCGGCTTACGGCCCAGATCAATAACGTCACCGCCATCAACGAACGGGTATTCATGTACAGAGGTATCGCGGGAAACACTGTCCTGAGCATTAACCACATCAAAACGCACACCACGGTAAGAGGCATCCTGTAAATCATTGCGCCATGCGGTATTCATAATCCGCCTCCGGTGGTTCGTCCGGCATCATTACCGTTAATATTGTTCACGGTTTCTGCAATCACATGGCCGTCCAGTTCCACCACGGAACGAACCTCTATCGGCTGCGGGGCGGTCTGCTGATTTTTCAGCAGGGTTTCAATCTCACGCACCGGCAGCATCAGCCCCGCAATCACATCATCGCTGACAGGTCTGGCGTAATCCGGCACAAACTCTTTCGGCAGGGCATCGGTTTTCATTCCGGCGCGCTCTGACATAAAACGCACCTGTGACAGTGCTGCATTAGCCAGCTGAGCCTGCTCATCCTGCTCACGGATGTACTGACTGACCCATTCCTCATTCTCAGCAGCATAGCCGCGCCCGAACTGGTATATAGGCTGAAACCGTTTTTTAGCCTTATCAATGAGGCCCTGACCATACTTAGCCCGCAGTGCATTCATTCTGGCCTCGCCGGTATTCAGTTCATCCGCTTCTTCCGGCGTGTTGGCCGTGGCAAACTCAGTGGCTGCAGTGGCTAACCCCGCCAGCTTAAATGCACCCGGTTTTAACCATCCGCCACTGGCTGCTGCAGCTCCGCTGGTGCCCACCGTTCCGGCAACCCCACCGGTACTTCCCGCACCGGCACCACCAAAGAGAAATTTAAGCGCGGCAAAGGCCACGGCGGCCTGTGTCATGGCCTCAATACCGGTTTTTGCTCCCATCAGGGCCGCTGTGAATGTCGGAAATTCTGTACTGAACGTAGTGAACTGCTCCGAGAGAGAGCCGACGGTATCAGATAATGACTTTACTGAGTCCATAGAAGCAAAGTCAGCCTGGTTCTGTGCCTGCTTGACTTTAAATGAATTCAGACTAAACAATACTTCTTTTTGTATTGCTCCTTCACCCTGACCAGGCGCAGCATACTGTTGTTTATTAACTTCAGCTTCGACTTCACGAACATAATTTTGACGGGCACGCATAGCCAACAGTGCCATACGTGCTTGCTGATCAGTAATTAACTGACCGACTGCTGATCCTTCTAGGATTCTGTTCTGAGATTCAAGCAGTCGCTGGCGTTCAGGTGAGTTCTCTTTTGTTTTTGCAATCTCATTTTGAAGCCTTTTAAATTCAGGGTTCTGTGATGCAATAATATCCGTCAGTTTGACAACTGCCGTTACCGGGTCAATACCTTTTTCCCTGGCATTCAATAACGTTTTGGTGATATCGATGCCATAACCATCGACCTTGATCCCTTTCGCGGTACTGACCAAATCACTGCTGATAAGTTTTGACAGTAAGTTAGACAGGTTATTACCGGCTTCATCCTGTGAACCAGCCGTTGCCATAGCCCCTTGGTTATATGACAGAATTTTGGCGTAGCCGTCGAGGTTGTCATAACCCAGCACTTTGGCACTGGCTAACTGCTTAGGCAGCCACCGTGCCATGTTAGTAAATTCAAAGGCACCTTCCTGTCCGGCTTTGATACTCATATCAAGCGCCTTCATTACTTTGTTCGGGTCACTGATACCGAAATCTTTTAACGCCTCAACCATGGTTGCAAGCTCTTCACCACTGACCTGTGACATAGTGGCATAGGCCTGAAGGTCGGGCATCATACGATAAATTTCATCTGTACTGAACACACCTTTAGCCAGCATTTTATCCAGCAAATCAGCCGCACTTTCTTTTGTACCGCCACCTTGCTGAACAGCATTTCTTACCAGCCCGTCAAGCTCTCTGATACCTTCAATGCGGCCTTCAGCATTACGATCACTGAATGCCGTATTACTCATGTAAGCCAGACGTTCCTCATAGGACATCTGATTTTTCACCGGCTCCGCGACGACTCTGGCTCCGGCATAAAGACCACCGGCAGCCGTCACAATATTACTGCCGATATTGCCGAGCTTCATATTGCTCATCTGTTTCATTTCGCCGCGCAGCTGCCCGACACGCTGGCGCATACGGTCAAAGGCGCGGGCCTGTTCATCAGCAGACATCATACCGCTGCGGGCAAGGCGGTTATAGGCAGCTATCGTCTGGCTGATTTCGCGCTGAATAGCACGCTCAGAACGGATACCAAGGGTTTCATAGGCACGGGACTGGCGCTTCATATCCTCCGTCCGGGCGCGCCCCTGACTGATGGCATCCTGCGCAGTGGTCTTCTGACGGCGGTTCAGTTTTTCCTGTGCCTGTTCGGCTTTCTGCGTTTCTTTTACGGTTTCACGCAGGGAACGGGTGATAGATTTGGATGCTTCATCCCGCGCAGACAGCAGCAGTGACAGCTTAAATTCACGGGCCATGATTATCCTCGTTTCTTATTTTTCTGACGGCGGGAACGGACACGGATGCGTTTCGTGTCCGTTTTCTGTTTCGGTTTAGCACCGTGAAGCTGGTTCAGAGCATCAATCCGGGCATCCAGCTCCGGACGGCTCATTGACAGCAGGGCATCTTCGGTCAGGCCGTATCTGCCCAGGGCAAGGGCTATTTGCCGGAAGGATCTGCGACGTTCTTCAGATCTCTCCGCTTTTTTTTAGCGGCGGTCTGTGCGGCATCCAGAATGCTGTAATCTTCCTCCAGCAGTTCATCCAGCAGCAAATCAGTGGTGATATCATCTGCCGGAATATCACCGAGCTTCGTGATAGTGCGCTTCAGCAGGGCCATGCGGTAGTAAATATCAGACTTGCCGCCGGTGGCCGAACCGGTGACTTCTTCCGTCTCATCCAGCGCATCATAAATATCACGCATCACCGGGATGCGGACGGCATAATCAAAGTGCAGCACGCCGTTAAAATTCACACCGTACAACAGGGTGTCAGGAACCGCAGCGGCCGGAGCCGCCGCGCTGGTGTCTTTTTCTTCCATTATTCAACCACCTTACGTAATGCGTTCAGTTTCAGGTCGCGTTTGGCTTCGTTATCAGTGGAATATTTCTCACCGACTTCCGTCACAAAACAGTCCAGGTATGAGATACGTTTGCCACCGGAACCACTCAGCGGGTACTGGGTCAGTTTGGAGCCTTCAATTGCGCCCCAGTCCATATCCCCGTTAAGCGGGATCACCACTGAAATTGACAGTTCATACGTGGCGATACCGCGCATAAAGCCTTTGGCCCGACCGGTTTTGTTCATGGTCTTCACCAGCTTGCGGCCGGTGACTTCCTGAACGTCCATGTCCGTGACTTCAACCTCACGGCCGTCGATTTCAAGGACAATCGCGCCTGCATATTCTTCTAACATGTGTCACCTCATCAGACGTACAGATCAATACGACCCGCGAAAATATGTAAACCGTTCACCACATCCGCCGGAATCTGTGCATCAAGGCGGTTAGCGTCTTTTCCGTTACGTTCAACAAGCAGCAGTTCTTTGTTGGCCTCAACGTTCTCAAGGATTTCTTCCTCCTCAAGTTTAATCAGCACATCCAGCAGCTCAGAACGGACTTTCTGACGGGTTCGTTCATTGAGTTTGTCACGCGGAAAACGCTGCGAGATACGCTCACGGCACGCCACACGGGTATAATCCAGCGTGCGTATAGTGGTTAAATCCAGCAGCGCCGTATCGTTCACGCCCTCCGGATTCTTCGTGTAGGTGGTGATGGCACGGACAATCTGCACCTTATTGCCGGGACCCACCTCAAGCGGTGTCAGTCCGTTATGCAGTGCATTTTCCTGTTCATTACGGCCCGCCCAGGCTTTTACCGGAGCAACATCCATCCCTTTAATTTCAAGGTTATTCAGCGGTCTGGCCGGGTCTTCCTCAGAGGCAATCACCGCACCGTAACCGGCGGCCAGCTGACACGGCAGTTTTGCTGACCCCGGATACCAGGCAATCGTGGTGCGGCCGTCATTGATATCCGCAGCCAGTGTGGTGCCGGTACTGAGCGTACCTGTCCATCCGGCAGCCGCGACAGCGCCGCGCTGCTCCAGCGGCCCCCCGGTTTTTTCCAGGTGGGTGCGCAGCTTCAGCAGCGTATCTTTGTCAGAGAACGGCGGCACAATGATGTTGTGACCGGCAGCAAAGACCGCATCCAGCGCAGGCTGAATATCCGCGTTATTTTCACCGCCCTGCATGGCTGTCAGGGTCTGCGTGATACCTTTGGCCGTACAGGAGGCTGACAGCAGAATGTCATTACGTACTCACCGGTCTGGCGTGCGGTCAGTGTGATGAATTTATTGTCACTTTCACCTGTGGTCAGTGCCGCCTTAACCGGCAGAGCCATCTGTGCATTTACCGTATCTGATATGGCCTGACAGATATCATCCGCGCTGTCACCGGCGGTGACGGCCACATTCAGACGCTCACCGCATACCGTCAGGTAAAAGGTGCCGCTGTTGGTGGCAGGCCTGTCACCGTCAGTGTACCGGCAGCCGCTTTACCGGCCGGATTTCCTCAACACCGATAACCTGCAGCTGCAGATAACTGTTGGCGGTAATCGCCGCTTTTGCCATGATGTGTGCCAGTGATCCGGCCCGAATGCCACCGCTGCTTCGGTATCATCAAACACGTTCACCGGTGTCAGCGGCTCTGCAAGCCCGCTTTCATCATCGGGCCACAATCAGCATCACTGCGGATTGCCCGGCAGCGCACGGGTTGCCATGCGCAGGTTAAACTCCAGATATTTACCCGGTTTGCGCAGGCTGTCCGGGATATGTCAAATGTGATCATGTTTTTCCCTTTCACAGGCGCGGACGCGCTGTTTTAATCAGATCACCGCACGCTATCATGCGGCGGTAATACGCGGTGTCAGGAACTTCTGCCGGGTTTCCGTGATGTAACGCGGAACTGGTGTTCATACGACACACGGATACCCTGACGTGCTCTGACAAGAGGGTTGTCATGGTTTTTTCCTTGTCAGTACCAGGTCAACCGGGTCATCAATCGTGCCGATACCCGGCGGGTTATAACGCAGACCGACGCTGAGTAAATCAGGATCAGGCTCTTTCACTTTTCCCCGTACTCGTTAAAAATATAATCAGTGAATCCGTGTCCCGGTCACTTCCGGCCACAGGCCATTACCCAGAACAGATTCAATCCACTTGTTTCAAACTCACAGGCAAATACGACAGTGCTTTGCTCTGTACCTGAGTGTTGTAGAGGTACGTACGCGCAGCGGCATAACGGATCGATTTTCAGCCCCAAATCCTGCCCGGTGACCAGCCTGCGCACCGCATGAATAAGCCGGTACGTCCCGATTTCATTGCGGTTAACACCGCCGAACCGGGCGGACTCATCATCACGGGTGTTGTAGTCACCCACGATGACCACAAAGTGCGGTACATTTCACCTTCTGCCGGTTAGTGCAATGTATTCGCTTCTGGTCAGACCGCCGAACGTGACCCACACGCCGGAAAGGCCGCACAATGCGGCCTAAGTCGTCATCCATCTCACCGCTGTAGCTGGCAACCTCCAGAGCATTTCCCCATGCCTGACGCAGACGTCACACAGATGCTGTCAATACGGGTGATCAAAATGCACCTCCGCCGGTTGAGTTGCGCCCGAACTGGCGGTTGCTGCTGCCGAACTTCATCTGCGGCGAGGACTGAATAACGTCCCGTTGTCAGTGCGGCCCAGCCCGATGCGCCCTCAGCCACCTTTTCAAAAAACCGGATGGCATCCTCATAACGCAGCCGTATTTCCTCTGATAAAAGCGGTGAGCCGTTGCCAGATGGTAGCGTGCGATATCACAACAGCGTCCTGTCAGAATGCGGGCGTGTCCGTAAACGGAGTCCGGTAACGCGCGACAAGATACCCGTCAATTTCAGCTGAGGCACGCATCAGTGCGGCATCCATCACTTCATCGCTGATATCACCGAGGTGCTCAGTGTCAGTCAGGGAGACACACTCACGCTCACCGAACGCTAAAATCATGTCTTTCTTCGTCGCGTACATATTTCACCTGTTATTTAGCGGATGACTTTTGTCACTGTCACCGGCAGCGGGTGGTTTGCCTGCGGGTGATTCAGCCGTACCGGCCTGTTTTCCGCTGCAGACAGCGCCGCTTTCAGCGCACTGTTTCGGCAGTGAGTTGTTCAGCCTGCAGACTCAGGGTACGGACTTCCGCTTTCAGGCGGCAATCTGCTTCTCTGCCGCCGTATCAGCACCGGTCTCTGGGCCGTTCGAGAGATACAACCAGCATCGGTTCTGCCTGCAGCTCATCCAGCTGCGCTTTGGTGAAATGGTCATCCGGGTACGTGTGGCCGTGTCCGGATGGGCGATACCGCAGCGGCGGAATCCGTTAACTTTGGCGGTAATAGTGACCGCATTATGCTTCCTCCCGGTTGAACCGTAAGCCAGCTGCCAGAAGGCATAACCGCCTGCAGCACGCGCTTCCGCACCGAACTTGAATTTTTTGCGCATAAACACGTCATCATTCTCAAGACTGACCTGTTCAACCAGTACCGGCGCTTTACGCTCCTGATAAATGAACGGCATCACCGGCTGGGTGGTATCCAGCAGAACCACTGTGTATCCGACTGAATACGCGCGGAGACCACGACTTCAGCAGCCCCTTGTAGATATTGGCTTACCGTCCTCAAGACGGTCAACCGTCATTAAGGCACGGCGATCTTCAAGGGCAGGCGTACCAGCAGCACCCCGGGATGATATTCAGCGGACGGCCTTCCTCATCGGTCACCTTACGCATTGCGGTACGGGCAGCGCCAAATGAAGCCTGTGCTTTTGCCAGTGACTCAACAGAGAGTTTTTCGTGCCTTTGTTGGACACAGAGCGGCTGCCGACAGGATATCCGTATCAAAGAAATACTGGCCGTCATAGCAGGTGCGCTCAAAACCCTGATTCACCAGGTCATACACGATTCATCAGGCAGCATCGCCGCAGAACGACCGGCACCTTTTGCCTGAATGGCATACTGACCGGTCTGATCATCTTCGATATCGTTACGGTCGACCTCAATCGTGGCTTCCCAGTCATCGTTCTCGATGGTGTATTTATGGGCCGCCAGTGATTTAACCGCTTTTCACCGACCAGCGCTTCATTGCCGGGAATTATTCAGCCAGTTTACTGTTCCGCCTTACCGGTGGACGGTACTTTCATGGCAATTTTTCCCACGTTGTTTCCGCTTCTTTCAGCGCGTTGTTAAACACGAGCTTGATGCCGGTAAACAACGGGGTAAGGTTGCTTATTTACAATCATGTTATTTTCCTGTTAAGCAGTCAGTACCCAGACACATCAGTGTGACTTCCAGAACGCGGCCTGCCGGTGTGGAGCTGTTTTCCGCCGCCGCACAGACGGTATGCTGTCTTTCAGGTCGCACAATTTTCCGGTATGGGCCTGTGTGACCGGCTTGGCCGGTCATTGCCGAGATGAAAAGCCAGACCACGGCGAACCATGACAAGGACAGCACCCTGTTCCCCGTCGCGGTTATCCGCAAAATCATCAGCCACACCGAGCACAGTCAGACCGGTGCACCGGGTACGGCAAACCGGACGCATCAGCGCAGACACATGTCCGCCGTAAATACGGCACCGGCCGCAACCGGTACGGGAAAAAGTTCACCGGGACGGTGAGCGTATTGCGATCCATTACTGACCTCCGAGCTGTTTAGACATTTCTTCAGGGGAAATACCGAACTGACTGCAGACAGCCAGGCGGCATCATTTAATTCACCGCCCGGAGACTGCAGATCGTCCTGCGTTTTGCCGCACCGGACGGCGCTTTACCGCCGGTCTGGTGGATGACAGCGCGGCAACCGGAACAGCAGCCTCAAGATGCTGAGACAACGCGGCAAAATTGCTGCGCCCAGCTCTTTCGCCCAGGTTCCATTGCCGGCATCAGACGGCCGTCAGACAGCGCAGCCTGAACCAGTGCATCAACCTGATGCTCCTGACTGTGCTGTCGCTCTGCATTCAGTTTGCCTGCAGTTCCAGATACCTTCAACCGGACATACTTGCCGGATCAAAGGCTTTGAGGACAGGTCAGCAATCTGCTGCGTCTGGTTTTCAGCAGGTCAGTCAGACTCTGCCCGGCGGCAACCGTCGTTCCCTTACCGCCGGAAATAATGTCAATCGCTTTCTGCAGTTCCGCTTGATATCCTCAGCGTTGCGGTGGCGGAAGTTGAGCATCCAGCGTAAATTACTGAGCAGCTCACTGATGAGTTCATCATCCACGGTGTGTTCCTCCGGTGTGGTGGTGAGCGCGCAAAATGACGGGAGGCTGCAATCAGCACCTCGTTCATTCCGTCCAGCGCGGGGGTATTGGTCAGTGCCGCGTGAAGCAGCTGCGTCACCTGACCCTGGTCGTCATACAAAAATACGGGGAATAAACGGTATTCACGGCCGTGATGGCCGCTGCGCTTTCTCTGTCCACTCAACGCCGGTGGCGTACAGTCCGTCACCCTCACGCCACTCAAGCTGCTTAACCAGCCGCCGCCGGGCAGGCTGTCCGTTTTCACAGAGCGCAGGGTCTGGTTCATAATCAATCACAGCGGGTACTGAGTGCCGCTGTCTGTGCAGTCAGCACCGCCGCAATGCGGCATTCATCACCCAGTGCGCCACATCAGACGGACGGCCGTCTTCCGCACGGAATGTTCCGGCCGGAAAAAGCTGGATTTCGTTGGTGTTGTCCCCGCTGAGAGCGGTGGTTAAAGCGGCGATACGTGTTTTCATGCGCCCAGTGTACGGCACGATATGCGAAAGTGAGTTGGCGGGTTCAGCACATAAGCTGCTGCCGGAAAAAAAGGACGGCGGTAAATCAGGGTCAACAGTAACGCATTTAAACCCGTTTAAAACGTTTAATCACACCATGCCGTGACATGCATTGTGATAATTAAAATCGCGCAGAACGCGCACAGGCGTTTTTATATTCACCGGTTAACTGTGTGAGATAGTCTCAATCGTGAGTGTCATCCGTATTGATCCAGTCATCCAGCTGCAAAAGTCGGCCGGAATTTTTACCTTATACGGCCCCACAGAATGGGTTCACTGTAGTTGCTGCGGATTTACGGACAAACCGGTTACGACAGTGCCGTCTTTCCTCCGGCGTAGTACGTCTGCTGCTGCGGGCGGCATACTGATTTCCCCGCCTTCCTGATGGATACGGCATACTTCACGTTTGTGCCCACAACGGCACTGTCATTGTCACTGTAAGAACCGATACTGCCCGCCAGCCTGCCGGAGAGTTGCAGGATGCGGCCACCGCGACGGCGGCGGCGTTGACGGACTCCATCCCATCCATTTCGGACGCCCCTCCTGTGCAAAGTTTCCTCCACCGCATCCGCCATCAGCCCGGCGAGACGGCGCATCAGGGGTTCGCGCTTTCCAGTCCTTTGACCAGCTTATCCAGTGCCGCTCAAAGGCGCTGTATCCACTCTGATGCTGTACATCAGAACACCGCCTGTGCTTCACATCTGACAGCCGGTTATCACGGACAGTCACCACCCACCACTGCCCGCGGTAGAATGAGGCATAAATTCCGTGCCGTCTCATCACGGCGGTCTTCTGCGGCGTTCGATAATTCTGCACGAACAGATAATCTCCTGCGTGATATCTGCTCAGCCAGCTGCTTCAGGTTGGTGCATCGGCATACACCGGCTGTGTGGCTGCGTATCGGTATCCGGACGGGCGGCTACGGGTAACGCTGCTGCGTGCGGCTGCTGTCGGTGACGGCCTGCTGATACCCCGTGCAAAGTCCGGCCGGTCAGGGTGCCGTGACATACTGGCTGGCCGCTGCCGGATGATACCGCTCCAGCTCAGCTGATAACTGACTCCCCCGATTAAACCCGAATCCCGGATCAGGACATAAATCTGACCGTCTTCGGTTCCGGAATCCGGTCACCGTGCGGGTTTCCCGGTACGCCGTATTCCTGCTCCACCTCAACGCGGGTGTGCTCCGTTGACTGTACCATCAGCCCCAGCCGCTCCACATCCGCCGCACTGCGGCACGACACGGCATCGGCAGCGGTAACCGTCCGGCGGTAAATGGTCTGCCATATCGGATCATCAAAACGGCAATAATCCGTTCAGGCCGCATGTGCCGGCGATATGATTATCCATGATACCGACCCGTTCCAGTAAGGCGGTCATCCGTGTTCTCCATCTGCTGCTATAGCGTCCGGCCATGTAGGAGACTGCATATTGTCTGAAAGATGTGTCCAGTCGGCGGGGAGTGAGCCGCTTACCGTGCAGTTCGCCGGTGTCCGGGTCAGCAACCAGACCTTACCGAGCCAGCCTTTCTGCTCCAGTAACGGGTTAACCGGCGTTCAAAGTCCCGTATGTTCCCGTTCTTAAGCGCTTCTGTCAGTGCCTGCCGGATATCCTGCAGCACGTCCAGCTCAGCACTCCGGCTACGGTAAACGCCTTGCATGCGCCTGCGCCTCAACATCGTGGTAATTAAACCCGATGGCGTAGCCTTTGCTCTCAAGGTAGGCTATCGCCTCCGCCGGGGCAGACCGATGGCATAGCGCAGATCAACCACCTCACGACCCGGCATGAATACGCCCCAGACTTCGGACACAAAAATGCCCGCTCCAGCAGCTCCCTGAGCGCATATCATCCAGCAGAGATAACCGGCCGCGACCAGATTCATCGCCTCATCCGCACTGTGTCCGGCCCGCATGCCGTCACCATCGGCGCCAGTAACTGATTCATGCCTCACTGACCGGATCAGACAGCGTGGTGCGTATCCAGCTTATCTGCGCCGGATCAGCATCCGCTGATTCCGTGGTCTTCGACAGTACCGCCAGTCCGTGACGTGACAGTCCGTTACTCAGCGGGTCAGCAGCGGCATCTGAGACGGGTGATAATACCGTTCATCATCTTTGCCTGCGGGATACCGGCTTTTATTGACCCATGACACCGGAATACCGTCATTCCGGCCTCATTCACCAGCGTTGATACGGCCTGTGCGAACGGTGCCACTCCACGGTCTCACTGGTATCAAACACAAACTGCGGTAACCGGCGCGGGTTGACATCCGCATGACCGTTCAGTGCCAGCACCATCTGAATGAGACTGCGGAACATGTTCTCAATCTGACGGGCATCCGCTGTATCAGTCGTGGCGGACTTCGTTATGCACATTACCCAGTGCATTGGTGGAGGATTTACCGTCTGCCTGCGTGGTCAGGGTGCCGCCCAGGATAATTTTGACTGGGTACGCTCCGCCCAGTTAATCATCGCCATAAACGGATCCGGCCGCCACCGGCAGCAGATTCAAATTTGATGTCATTCCCCTGCGGATAGCGGCCACCGCATCATGACCAGATTCACCAGCTGATACAGCAGCTTGTCGATATCCGCATCAGATGTGCCCTGCGCATAGTGGCGATACGGGCCGGAAGGCCGTAAATCTCCAGAAATCCGCAAGGTCACGCAGGGAGAAGTTTTTAAACAGATACGGCCACACCAGCACACGGAACAGGCCGCTGGTCGCAATAAGCCGCTGCGCGCGTTATGCTTATGCACCAGCCAGCCGAACGGCCACAACGGGGAACCTCAGACTGATCATCATTGAGGCGAATCTCGTCCCGTTTTTCCGGCAGTGTACGAACCAGTAATGCGGACGCAGGTTAAGTGCCTTCGGCAGCCAGACCTTTTCAATCAGTTCCCACTCAATTTCCTGACAGGAAAACCCGTGACCGACCGCTTCCATACCATGAGAATGATATCTCAATGCCCGGCATGGCATCAAACCACTCCTGGACTTTTGCTTCATATCCCGTTCCTGTGCAGTGGCATTCTTCGGCGGTTCAACTGACCAGTCCAGCGTGAGCAGAACATTCTTGCGCTTTTCCATTTCGGCAAAAATATGACCGTCACGCTCAACCATGTCTGAGAACAGGCACGCCTGCGCACTCAGGTCTCCCCGTTCAGCGGCCTGCAGAATACGCGCAGCTTGCGGATGGTCAGCCCGCGTGACGGATGCTCCGGATAGATGCGCTGCATCTGCGCTATTTGCCTGTCTGCGGGCTTTTTAATACTTCCCGTTCAATCGGGTTTCCGTGGATATCAACTATTTCGGCATTTCTTAATCCTTACCAGCACCTGCACCAAAGCGTTTTCCGCCGTCACGCACAGAGCGGCTGCGGATGTCGGTGCTGCCGCGCGTGAGGCGGCAAGTGACCACAACATGTGTAAACAATCCGGGCCGTCATCATGATCGGCTTTCGGGAAATGACGCAGCTGGTCAATCAGGGTGTGCTGTGTCGGGTGAAGACGGATCAGCCCGTTGACCATGTGCGGCTGCAGGGATTCAATCCGCAGTGCTTTATCGGTGTGCGGGATAACCGGAATGGCCGGAACCGGAATACCCTGCTGAGCGGAGCGTTCACCAACTCCGTGCGCAGGAACTCCTGAAACTGGACGGACTCAAACGCCCAGACGAGACACCCGTATTCACGCTGATAGCGATCACATCCTCAATAATTTTGTCGGGCAGACGCGGCGGATATCCGCTTCTACCACATCCAGAATACCGGTCATCCGGTTAAAGCCGCCGACCAGAAGCGCGGACGGGTCACGGCCCTTGCTGAGTCTGCCGAGGCTGGGTCACAGGCTCCGTAGTAAATCCAGTCCGCCAGATGGTTAGACCAGAAGATAATACTGTTGGCAAAAATCGCATCCTCACCGCTGACCGGTCATTCTGGTACTCAGAATCAAAAGTATCGTGACCGTCACGGGCACGGATTTTCATCAGAGCAAGCAGCGGCGGGCAGCCCATGACACAATGGCCCCTTCAGACATGGCTGCTTCATTTCCGTATAGAAACGCTCAGCCTCATCCGGCAGTCTGTTATGGATAAGGGTTTCCCACTCATCCCACAGTTTCATATTGACCGGCACTGCAGAATGGCTTTAAAGCGGACAGTGCGCCACATAGCATTATTCAGGGTGCGGGAAAGTACCGAGTCGTAATGCAGGATAGTCCCGATGTAGACAATATCGGTTTTACCCCCGGCCTCACCGAGCGGCATCACGGTCTTTTTAAGCCAGGTGTGCAGCTTGTCCCGCTGTCCGGATTACGCACCATCTCATCGTTCTCGATATCATCGAGCACCACCAAATCAGGACGTACGGGCCGTGACGCAGACCACGCAGTTTTTTACCGCTGCCCGCCACCGTCACTTTGATATTATTACGGGTGACGATGGTGCCCATCTGCCAGGTACGGCCCTGACCGCAGATATCCGGATAATCGTTCTTCAGACGCGGGTTATATTCCAGTTCGGCTTTGATGGCTTCCAGCATCGGATAGGCCTGGTCGATACTGTCCATAATGATGACCGGGTACTTTTTAATCCCCGGATAATGCACCACAGCACAAAGAGCTGACTGACCAGCGTGGATTTTGCCTCACCGCGCGGCGCGGCTATCGCATCACTTTCAGCGGCCGGACTGGCGACAATTTTCGGCAGACGGGAAAACAGGTAATCATGCAGCTGGCTGCGGGAATGATGGCGGACATAATGCGGGAAGTAGGTTTCCACAAAAAAGCTGTAGCCGTCATCCGCATCACTCACCTGCAGACGGCGGCATCAGCCGCTGCCGGGTCTGCATCAAAGCCGAGACACTCCGCCTCAATGGTCTGACGCAGACCGGCAATGTATTCCTGCAGGGAGGCTTTGAACTCTTTGAGTGAAACCTTTTTAGACATTTTAACCGTATTCCCGTTCCAGCACACCGGCAAAGGATTCCAGAATCTCAACAAACACCACGTTATGCTGAGGGTATTTATCATTGATGAACTGTCCAGCCGCTGGATCACATCAATAGCCGTGGCAAGCTTATCGGTTTCCGGCAATATCTTTTGCTGGCTGATACCGCTTTGTTAAAGGCATCTGCCAGACTGGCAAGCATGTCACACGGGCACCCGGCCGATATCCGGTTCGTGTTTATCTGCTCAGTGACTGTCTGACACTGGACAACCAGACTCATCAGCACCGCACGTCCGGCATCCTCAACACCACCACCGGCCAGCATGTGAGCCGTGCGCATTTTGTCCCAGTCGTCATTCTTATCCTGCGCCTCTTTCTTCCAGCGCCGGGCAGTCACGAACGAAACCCGGCCTGAGCAGCAGCCACCTCCAGCGACATCTGGCTGAAGATATAAGCGCGGCGCAGCTTGTCGCGGGTCTCCTGCGGAAACGCCATCGTTACAGTCCCATCTTCGCACGCAGCAGCATCATGGCGGTGGTCACCAGACAGGCGGTAATACCGCCGGATACGGCACCGGCAACTGCGCCACGGCGCATGCTCCCTGTGTCGCATCCTGACGGATGGCATCCATCTGATCACTCAGCGAATCCATCTGCGTTTCAATGCGGTTTAAATGGCCTTTAACGCTGATTAAAACGTCACTCTTTCTGCTGTTACGGGTGCGTTTTTCATGACTGATTTCCTTGTTATTGAACGTATTAATAAATTCCCCCGTATCAGTACGGCGGCAGATGACACCGGTCTTTCTGCCGGATGTCCGGTCACGGCGGCATACTTTGCGCAGCGCAGACCGGTCAGACCGGGCAGAATCAGAAAGATAAAAAACATGGCCAGCACAACAGCCACGGCTGTCAGCAGCAGGGTGTAACCACAGGCATTATGCCGGGAGCGTTTCATTGCATTGTCTCCCGTCTGCATTCACGAACCACATCACGCACATAATCCTGTAACCCGCTCAGTTTGTTCTGTCGGAAAGGATACCGGTTCGGATATCATGAATAATGAGTCCAGCTTCTCCAGAGAGTCGGACGGTGGCTGCATCATCCATTCCGGCGGTGGTGCGATGGTTGCCTGCGGTGAGCTGACAGGTTGCAAGGTCGGCGCGGGCAACTGCAACCGCGGTGACCTGAAGCAAGATCAGCACGCAGCCGCTGATTAATGATTTCCTCATTGCGTAACTTCTCCGTGTAGGTTTATCCAGTGCCAGAACCTGTCGCTGAGATTCAGACAGGCGGTTTAATGCCTTCTGTGTGTCTTCCTGTGCTTTGTCTGACACGGCTTTCAGGTCTTTGGTATGACTTTCTTTCAGCTGTGAAATATCACGGTCAAAGGTGTTCTTCATCACCAGATACGCCGATGCCGAACCGGCGATAAAAATCAGGAAAGCCCCTATAATGAGCGGCCACCCAGCACCACGTAACAGTTCTGAACGCAACTGCATTGTCATTTGCTCAGCTCCCAGCAGAGCAGTTCTCTTCCTGCTCACGGCGTAACACCTGCCCGTAACAGTTGTTGGAACGGATGCGCAGTCTTTGCCGCCGTCGAAAATCCAGCGGGGGATCTCTTTGCAGGCACCGGCAATATTTCCCGCATTCAGTTTTTTATAAAACGTGGATGAAAAGCATTTTCCGGGACCGATATTGTAAGGACAAAAAGAGGCTATCCCGGCAATCTGGGGAGCGGTTAACGGCACATTCACGTTACGTTTTACCCAGGCAACCGCCTTGTCACGCTCAGCGGCATTCAGCCGGTCACATTGTGCCTGCGTCAGTTTTCTCCGGGTTTACCGCGCGGCCGTCAATACGGGTAACGCCCCGGCAGATAGTCCAGATTCCGCCGCCGTCACGGTATGCGGTGGTGAAATTACCTTCTTTTTCATTCAGGAACTGGTCAAGAATGTCATACTCGCTGGCCCCTCCGGCAATCAGTGCCACGACTGCGGCGGTAAGAAAACCCCGTCTGATACTCATCTATAAATCCTTCGGGAACGGGCAGAGGCTCCGGCAAGCGTGGCGACAACTTCTTTCGCGTTTTCATCCGCCGGGTGGTTAATCAGATGCTGCAGGCTCATTTCCAGCAGCCGGGTACGCTTCTGCTTGTTCCCGCTTGTTCATGCGGTATGTCAGGATACGAGCAGCGAACTGATAAAGACGCCGATTAAAAATCCCCATGCGTACAAGTGACAGACCACTGAGAACAAAACCGATACCGGCAAGCCAGTAGGAGACCCGTTCATAAATGTCACTGAAAAAATCACCCATGTGACTACCTTGTTGTTTTGTCCGAAATAAACAGGGGCGGTACTCATCATTGCCTCCGCATAAGGATGACCGGTTAACCCAGTTGCAGCACACCATTTCTTCTGAACCGGAGAACGCTATCAGACCCTGATATTCAGGCTGATCGTCAAAAGCCGGAATAATACCGGTGGTGATGTGTAGGACGGCTGACCTTTCTGTGCGGCGAAGTCGGCCAGAGCGCGGATTGTTCAAGGGTAAGCGTGATAGTTCAGGCATAGCAATGTCCTTACTGAATAATTAACAATGTTAATTTTTAAGGATTTCAGTATAGGAACGGGGATGTTTGCGGGGAGTTGGCGGGGTTCAGCACATCATTTAAAAACCCCCGCAACGGGAGATCAGTGTTGCACAGACAGAACGGAATAATCAATCAAATAAACTGTCCTGCTGCGTTTCTGACGCCGCATTATGTTCACTCAGCAGCCGCCAGGCAAAACGGTCAGCAAAACCATATTTAGGACACAGAACGGTTAGTGCGGAACGACAGGAATTCCCCTGCAGGGTCATTTCTTTTAATTCCGTAATAAAGCGGGCATTGCGTAATTTTATGAGCGCCCGGTCACACGCGGGATATAGAACGGTGTGCCGCCCATACAGGCCAGCAGTTTTTTATATTCCTCATCCGTTAACAATGATGTCAGTTTCTCAAATGCCGCATTATTACGGGCCACGGCTTTACCCTGACGGGCAGATAAGGTGACACCGCCGAGGTGGCTAATCAGTTTCGCGGTGCGCATAACCGATCACCCCAATCAGCTGATGGGCGGACTCCGGCAGCAGAGATTCCAGTTGTGCCAGTTCGTGCTGGCTGACAGTGTTATTCATCGTTCCCCCGAAATAAAACACCTCCCGATGCGGAAGGTGTTCAGTATTTCAGGTTTATGAAATGATGGCGTGTTGAAGGGTTTCAGTGGTTAGATATCATCTGTGATTTTTGAGTTTTTTCTTTAACAGATAGTTCAAAATCAGGAGACACATAGTTTAATGATACTAAATCTATTTTATTCACTCTTTCTACCTTCAGAATAACGGTATCTTTATCAAAGCGAACATATATAGGGTTGCCTGTAATTATTGCATTTTGCATCTCTTCTTCTGTAGAAGAAGATGATGGAGCACCATATTTTTTATACAGTGCCTCAGACAGAATTGACTGGTGAATCAACCATAATTTGCAATTTTCCGAACTTGCCACCAATGAAAGAGGCTGCGGCCATTGTATGGTTACCATCGAATTGAAAATCAAGGCAATTGTAATAACTATATTTTTATGCTCGGGCTGCTTGCTGGCAATTGGAAATCACACAGTCCTGCGGATCTCATAGCTTCAAATGATGAACCAATTTAACCTCCTTGTACCCGTCAACCGCCATTGCACCTGTGGCGGTAAATGCCAGGATAAGACTCAATAGATATCTTTTCATCATTAACCTCAAAATAAATTCTGTTGTTCTGAGTCAAGGATACCAGATTGTTTGTAGCGGGATAACAAGTCCACGCATGCCGATCACTGAAACCGTACTCAGGGCACAGTTTTGCCACTGCTTTTACAGTGGATAACCCTTGTTCAGATAATGCACGGATATCGTGCATAAACCGCTGATTCCGCACCTCACGCATTGCCGCTGCTGCATTGGGGATATACACCTCTGTCCCGGCGAAATGCGCATTGAGCACATCGGCGGCATCCCTGCCGACGATGCACGATAACTGCTCAAGCCGTTTCAGTCCGGCCGGATGAAGACCTTTCACAAAAGTGAACGTCGTGCCGCCGAACGCATCAATCAGTTTCAGTGTTGCCGGGTAGCGATTAAGGCAGCAATCTGACGCAACGTATCCGGCAACAGATGTTCAACTTTTTCCAGGTCTGTCATGCTTTTGCTCTCCGTCGTTTCTGATCAACCGCCAGTGCCTGCATCAGCTTTACAGTTCATCATGATCGAGCCAGTCGATTTTCTGACGGTTAAACATACGTTCTGCATCGATTCCGCGTATTCCCACGGACGGCCCGCATCAGCAAGCAGCGCCTCAATTTTGCTCAGAACCGATTTTTTTGACACCGGAACATTCGGCTTACGGCGTATTTCTTCGGGCTGCGGCGGGGATAACCCTGAGCATGGAAGTAATCACGGACAATCCCCAACTCATCCAGCGTCAGTTTGGTGGCAGAGTCTTTACCTGTCAGACGAACCAGAACACTGCGGTAAGTCTCATCATCCATTTTCAGATACTGCTGGGCGGCTTTGATAATGCCGACCAGTTTTTGCATTAGGCGTTAACATAATTTTTATCCTCTGTGTGTCTGTCACCAGATGACCCCGGTACAGATACCCTCCGATTCCAGTCGGCAACCGCTTCCAATTTATCAAAGCGCTTGATTCTTAATCCGCATCCGTCACAGGCAACCCCGTAAAGGGTCAGCCCGTGACTGCTGGGGCAGTGTATTGTGATATCCCTGCATCCGCACAGCGGGCAGGGTTTCAGTGATTATCAGCCACGGAGTGTTACCTATTCTTTCGGAGGTTCAACGGTCAGCCCTCGATGCGACGGAACTGGCGAACCAGTACGACGCTTTGCTGAAATACGGCATGTAATACGTGGTTTTTTTATGCAAATTCGGTATTTCACGTTTAGCTGCACGCTTCCCGTACGCATTCTCCAGAGCCTTAATTTGCTTGGCTGTGTAAAGGGATTTGGTATGCTTGTGCCAGAATATCTCACACAGCGGGTTAAAGTTTTCGTTGCCCTGAATTCCCACGCACCACCAATTCCCGTTAATCCAGACCGCCAGCTCTGTCCGGCCTTCCCCTGACGCGGTTTACCGTAATCTCAGTATCCTGATACTGAAATTTAATGACCACGTAATGGGCTTTTAACGACTCCTCAATCCCGGCCCACTGCTCTTTAGTGATTGACAT